TCTTATTGCAGTAAAAATTAGGTAATTATGGGCGAGGTATATATATGAATACCAAGATCAAACAAACAATAGCTTTATTTTTTACAGTCATGTTATTGTTTGTTCTGGTGCTGCCACCACTATCCGCAGCCGCAGATGCAAGTCCTATTAAAGTAGGCTATTATGAGGACGGCGACTATATGTCCAAAAGTCAAAGCGGAGAATATAGCGGATATAATATTGAATATCTACAAAAAATTTCCAAACAATCAGGACTTCCTTTCGAAATGGTTGATATTGCAAGCTGGAATGCTGCATATGATATGCTGGTTAAAGGTGAAATCGATCTGCTGCCGGCAGTTTATCATTCAGAACAGCGGGCAGAGGAAATTTTCTTTTCCGGCCAACCAATGTGCAGTATTTATACTACCCTAAACGTTCGTATGAATGATCCACGCTATGATTATGAAGATTTTAAAGCTTTCCAGGGCATGAATGTCGGCATTATCCGCGGCGGAGTAGACGGCGAAAGGTTTAAAAGTTTTTGCCGTGAGCATAATCTTGTTTTAAATATTATTGATTATGACGAAACAAGTGTACTTTTAGAGGCACTTGATAATGGTACACTGGACGGTGTTGCCATTACCCACCTTGGAAAAAACAGTACTTTCCGCAGTGTAGCCCAGTTTTCTCCCAGTCCTTTATATTTTGCCGTAACCAAGACAAATCCCGAGTTACTGTCTGAAATCAACAAGGCCATGAATAATATTCTATTGGCTAATCCTGGTTACAGCCGGGATTTGTATGATAAGTATCTTGCCCCAAGCGTTAACCAAAAGCCTGTTTTTACTAAAGAAGAACTCCAATATATAAAACAGGCTGCACCGATATTAGTATCTTATGACCCTTCTTTTGCGCCTTTAACATACCAGAGTAAAAAAAGCGGGCAAATTACTGGCGTAACTGCAGATATTTTTGAATTTATTGCCAAAAACAGCGGTCTGCGTTTTGAATTTGAAGCACATAATCAAACTGAAGCTCTGCAACTTTTACAGCAGGGGAAAATATCTGCTTTGGCTTTATCTGACGGTGATTACCTTTGGGACGGTAGAAACAATATCAATTCCACACTTTATTATCTACGTGCACCTACCTCAATGATCACCAGATACGATTCAGATAAATTGGAAGTAATTGCTTTGCCTCAAGGGTATCAGCTTTCTGAAGCTATCAAGGCAGCAAATCCATATTATACCTTCAAATACTATCCTTCTATCGAAGACTGTCTTAACGCAGTTTTGCACAATAAAGCTGATGCTGCCTGTACAAACACTCATGTTGCCGGCGCTTATCTAAGCAGATCAGCTTACCAGGGTATGCGCACTATAACCTTAGCTCAGCCAATCAATGAAATGTGTGTAGGATTATCTGCGTCGGGCGATCCGAAGTTGTTTTCGATCATTAATAAGTGTATCCAATATCTTCCTACAGAGCAGGTAGACGCCTATCTTGTAACGCATTCTGCCAATACCAAAGAAGTCAGTATGCTGGAATTTATTGAGCAGCATCTTTGGCAGGTAGGCTGTATTGTGATACTGGTCCTGAGCATAATAATTCTGCTGATAGGCAGTAATTTAAGAAACGCTTTACGCAGTAACCGCCGTATTCAGGATCTGCTGTATAAGGATGAACTGACCGGTCTTTATAATATGAACGGATTCTATCAGAAATGGGAAGAAAATAACACTCCCTCCAAACAACAGTCTTTTGTTGTACTTTATAATGGTTTCTGGAAAAAGAAGGAAGAAAATAATACCCCCAAAAAACAGCAGTCATTTGTTTTACTCTACAGTGATATTTGTCAGTTTAAATTTATCAACGATAACTTTGGTTTTGCTACGGGTGATCAGGTACTGCAAGCCAGCGGTAAAATATTACAGGAAATCCTGGAAGATGATGAATTCTGCGGAAGGATATCCTCCGACCATTTTGCTCTCCTGCTAAAGTATAATTGCTGGGAACACTTAGACAAACGCATGCAAAACTTTGTTAAAAAGCTGAATTGCTGGCGTAAAGCGAAAACCGATATTCCTTATAAAATTGATTTCGTATTTGGTGTTTGTCTGATTGAAAAAAATGCTACTATTGACCTTCATCAAAAACTTGATTTAGCCAATTATTCAAGACGCTACGCAAAAGATACTCCAGGCAGTTTTATTGTTTTATATGATGAAAAAATGCGTGCTCAGGCACTTTTAGCACAACAGTTGGAAAGCCGCTTAGATCAGGCTCTGCAGGAAAATGAATTTGTAGTCTATTATCAGCCCAAGGTTTCTATGAAAGATGGCTCCATTATAGGAAGCGAAGCTTTAATTCGCTGGAACCATCCTGACAAAGGTTTTCTGATGCCAGGCGTATTTATCCCTATCTTTGAGAAAAACGGTATGGTTAAAAAAGTTGACTTGTGGCTGTTTGAAGAAGTTTGTAAAACAATGCGCACTTGGTCAGAAAAAGGCTATCCGCTTTTCCCTGTTTCCTGCAATTTTTCAAGACTACATTTTCAACAAAGTGATTTCCCTGCACGAATCTGTGAAATCGCTGACCGTTGGAATGTTCCGCACCATCTTTTAGAATTGGAAATAACCGAAAGTGTCCTATTGGAAGAATCAACGACTATTGCAGAGGTTTTTCAGATACTTAAAGAAATGCAATTCAAAATAGCCATTGACGATTTCGGCTCCGGTTATTCATCTTTAGGTCAATTACAGCAACTGACTGCAGATGTTTTAAAACTAGACCGCAGCTTTGTAAGCCACGGAGTTACAGGTATGCGTGAAAAAATAGTTGTCGGCAACGTAATCCATATGGCCGGAGAGCTTGGTATGCAGGTAATCTGTGAAGGTGTTGAAACACAGGCACAATCCATAACACTACAGGAAATTGGCTGTAAATATTCGCAGGGATTTTATTTTTACCGTCCTATGCAGCTGGAAAACTATGAAAAATTACTTGTTGCAGATAACTAAAAATACTGCAAAATAATCTATTGATAATTAAAATATAAAACACCGCAGAAATCTGCGGTGTTTTATATTTCTATGCTAAGTACAATAATGCACGTATTTTAATAATTCCACTTCTGTATAGACAAATGTAAACAAAACCTTACTAAATATCTTTCATTTCAAAAACAGTTGATAAATGATAAAATAAAAATATGATAATTTCACTGATAATCTTAAATAAAATACACTTCATTTAAAAAAGTGCAAAAACCGAGGGGATGCGATAAAATGGCAACGCTGCTACAAGAGATATTGACAAACAACCATGAATTTTTGGTAAATAACAAGTATACAAAAGAAATATCCAAATATCCGCAGAAAAAGTTTGCCCTGCTCACTTGTATGGACACCAGACTTGTTGAACTGATCAACAAAGCACTGGGCATCCACCGAGGCGATGCAAAAATAATTCAAAATGCCGGAACCTCTTTAATCGGAGAAATGGGAGAAACCGTAAAAAGTCTTTTGCTAACCATCTATGTTTTTGATATCAAAGAAATTTTCATAGTCGGACATTATGATTGCGGTGTCGCTCTGACATCATCAAAAGACATATTACATAATATGAGAAGCAGAGGCGTCTCAGAGCAGCAATTAAAACTGATTGAAAAAGATTTTCAAGTTTGGCTTGATCCTTACACCGACCCCGCCAAAAATGTACTTACAGTCATTAAAAAACTTAAGGCAAATCCTTTTATTCCCAATGATATACCTATCCACGGACTTATCATTGACCCCCATACGGGTAAACTTGATCTTTTGGCAGATGGCTATAAAGAGACTTAAGACAAATCGTGCTCCCTGTTTTTTAGCGTCGTCAAATTTTTAGTTTTTATAATCACTATTCTAATATATCAACGCAATATTTTGGTCATTGCCAATATTCTACAAGACACCTCTTTACTTTATCGTTACAATAGTTTTGTAATGCTTGGAGCTTATAAAACATTGTATAGAAAAGAGGCTTATTATGAATCTGCAAAATGAAAAATGTGTCATCGTCGTTGACGAAGCGCTGCCGTTAGGAATTATTGCAAATACTGCTGTGATATTGGGGATAACCCTAGGCAAAACCATGCCTGAAGCAGTCGGTCCTGATGTAAGCGATCAGACAGAAAAGAGTCATCTCGGCATTATAAAATTCCCTGTTCCTGTCTTGAAAAGCTCTGCAGAAAAACTTAAATATATCAGGGAACAACTCTATCAAGACGATTTTCATGACCTGCTCGTTGTTGATTTTTCTGATTTAGCGCAGAGCTGTAAAACTTATGATGATTTTACTCAAAAAATGACTCAAGTACCGGAAAGCGCTTTAAAATATTTTGGTCTTGCAATCTGCGGCTCAAAAAAGAAGGTTGCTAAACTTACTGGAAGCCTGCCTTTATTACGATAATTTTATATTTTTGCCATTCAACTTTCAATGCCAACCCATTTATTTTCAAAACAAAAAATCCATGCAAACCGTAAAGTCTGCATGGATTCTACATTTTCAATTGGTGGACAATAGCGGAGTCGTTACGAACAGACTGAGGTTTTACCCGTATTATTTTGAAGAAACTTTTATTTTTACACAAGCAAGCTAATAAAAAATAGATAGGCAAAAGCCTATCTATTTTTTATTTATCTTCTCTTTTCATCTGAGCAAGCCAGATATCAAATACCTTTCCTTCCGGAGCATCAGGATCATGCATATAAGCCTTTGCCATTTTTACATAGGTACTTGCTTCACTGCCCAGAACATCAGAGAAATCACTGTAAAGCATATTCATAGTATAATAAAAGTCAGCTTTCTCCTTTATACCATTCTGTTCTGCCAAAGGATTGGTTTTTTCCATTGACCAATGCTCACCAGTTGTCCCGTCTACATTACGCATTGCAGAAACGGCTTTTTTCGCCAGTTCTTCATCAAAATGCGGACCATAGGCCAGGCAGTGTACCTTATACATAGCACAGTAAAATTCTTCCGGGCAATGTCTACGAATTTTCTCCATTGTTTCGCTTACTATATTTTTCAGCTCTTTTTCCTTCGTTTCATTCCCGACGATTTTTTCAAAGTATTCCAGATACTTATGCATAGTCTTTCACCGCCTACGCCACTTTTATGATCGTAATGCTGGCATTATTTACTGTCGCTGCCGCACTTGATTGAACCTGCAGTACGGTAGTATTATCTATTGCATAGCAGGAAGGGAGTTCTTTAACTAACGTGCTAAAACTGATATTATAAATATCTGCCGCCGCACCTGTAATAGTAGCCTCAGCACCCGGAACAGCAGTGCCGTTGCTAATTAACTGCAAGGTTATATCTCCTGCCGCTGCAGGTGTTACATTGCCATTGAATGTTACTAGATATAATCCATCAGAAGCAAGCGTTATGCTGTTGCTGCCAGCAACATGAACTACAGAACATCCGTTTCGTACACTATTGGTATTAAAATCTAAAAAGCCTTCTGCTACTACTGTTTGATCTGCTACTGTTACCGCGGTCAGCGCAGGCCTTTGATTGCAATTACATGCCATTTTTATCAGTTCCTTTCATCAATATAATCAAAGAGGACGGTTTGCACCGCCCTCTTTCTTTGGTGCAATTAATGCACTTTACTTAGCAGCCACAGCCGCAGTTATTGGCTGCAGTATAAGGGCTGCAGGTGATGTAAGCAGGTTGGGGAAACGGACGTAAAGTGCTGATAATATTAGCACTTTGAGCTTGCTGGCTCAGTTGGAAGTTTGCAGTTTGCAAATCTCTATCTCTGTCAGCCAGTTTATCCCGCAAATCCTGCATAGTGTTTGCATTGATCAGTGCGCGGGTAGCTTCGCCCTCTGCATGAATAGCATTGGTAATCTCGCAGGTATTACGATAATTTTCTGCACGTACTGCATCAATATTGCGATTAGTTTCACAGCAACATTGCTGTGCAGCAAAACGGTTTTCTGCAATAGCTGCACCGATAGTGCTAAAGCCATTAAGCATAGTCGTGTTCTGAGCATAGAACCCGTCACACAAACCGTTTTGAACACCACGGATACCATTCTTGATATCCTGGGCATCAAAGCCATTAGCCAGATCGGAACGTGTCAACGCACTTTCCAGTCCATTGTTACGATTATTACCCCATCCGCCCATCAAGGCAAACAGTACGATGATCCACATAAACCATGCGCCACCGCCATAACCAAAACCGTCACCGTAATTATTACGGTTTAAATCCATTACAGGTACTACGCCTGCTCCACCTTCCATAGTCATAATTGATTCACCTCATAAAATTTTATTTTAAAAATCTGACGCGCGCTATCAGATTCTTAGACCAAATTGGGAAAGAAGTTGATTCAGCTGTTGATCATCCATGCCTCTTTGTCTGGCCAGATTCCGTACGGTTTCCTGTAGCTGTTGCGGGTTTTTACCGCGCCCCATCTGCATGGCTCTTTGCATCAGCGGATCATTACCAAACATTTGCTGGAAGATTGCCATTGGGTTCGGACTGTTTTGTATTTGCCCGATCATCTGTATTAATTGCATTGGATTCATTATCTTTCTCCCCCTTCAAGTATCTTTCCAAAGATTCTACTTTCTGCTGCAGGGTTTCAACAGTATCCGCATCAGCATATCTTTTCGGAACATCCGGATTTTCTTTTGAAAGTCGATATGTCTGAACAATGGGCAGACCATTCATATTTATTGCTTTTGCATAAATACAATTATCTGCAGGACAGATAAAATACGTAAATGTTCCGTCTAAATCTATTTGAGCGGCTTTTACTTCATCAAAGCTCCCTACTGTCCGCCCTTTTAATACTGCAGGCATGGCTGGTGTGTTATACTGTGACTGCATCATATTTTGCTGCTGATAGTTTGGCATCGGCTGCATTGGTTGAGGATATTGCACCTGTCGTTGCTGTTGGCTGGGAAACATATTAACTCCCGGTACATAGAGATTATTAAACATCTTTTACTCCCCCGTTCTCTTTGATTTACTGTATTATATATAAATTTTTCTCTCTAAAAAGGACTATAAAAGGACATAAAACAGACAATAAAAAACAGCCCGTTTGGGCTGTCATAAACAAAAGCAGTTATCAAGTAATCCTTGATAACTGCTTAAATTTTTTATTAATGCCTAACGCCAGGCTTGCAAAATCCATGTCCATATGGTTTTGATTTGATTGAGGAATTCTCACGAACTTGTCTGAGCGATATATTTAAACTTCGAGGGTCTACTCCACCGGCGTTAGGCATTAATATTTTAGCACATCAATATTTTTATTTTCAATAAACTATGAAAAAAATCTTTAACTCAAACACAAGATTTTCTATAAAATTTTCTCCTTTTTTTAATTGACTTTTTCTATAAACCAATAGTATAATATCCACCGGGACGACGGTATTGCTGCGCCGTACTCCTACAATTTTATGTGAGCGTAAGAGAAGTGAACCCCTTTGGTTAGATAATTCTAACGAAAGGGGTTTACTTCTTGAAGAATTTGACTTTTTCAATGAACCAATAGTATAATAACTATAAAGAGATAGTCGGTATTGGATCACCGGCTCTCCCCGTAATTAAAAAATTTGACGGAAGGCCGTGTAACCGCAGGTTATGCGGTTTTTCTCATTTTATTTTCGAAATGAGAGAATGACTACTATAAGAGTTGCAAAACCTATCATTAAAGATAAGGTTTCATAAACAGTCATAGCATCACCCCCTACTCTTTTGGAGTAGGAAAACCGATTACCGACTATCTCGAAAATTATTATAGCATAACTAAACATATTTTTAAATAACAGGGAATATACCCCGGTTATTTCTTTATGATAAGCAAAAAGCCCTCTCTGCTTAACAGAAGGGCCTTTTGTATAACGGATGGTGAAAGGATGAAGTACCTAACGCCAGCCAGCAAAAGAAAACGAGTCGGAGTTGGAGGTTATTGCATGTTGTCAACCGAACAAGAGAAACTATATCTGCTTTCCTAAAAAAGTCAAACTGTTTCTTTAACTAAACCTGCACCTTTACTAAACTGTCGTTAGGTTCAAATATATATTAGCACCACTTTTTTAGGTTTTCAATATCCTAAAGCAATACTATTTTTTTATAAACTAAAATGAATATCAAAACTAACGACTTTATTTATAACACTCTTATCAATACCAAAATCCCTCGTTGCATACGCAACGAGGGATTTTGGTACTTTTGGGCAAGGATTAAGATTTTGTGCCTAACGTCAGCCTGTAAGGTAAATGAGTGGAGAGTTAGATTTGGGATAACACTATTGCCCGTTGTGGTAGGACATCAATCATACACCTTTACTGAACTGACGCTAGATACAAATATATATTAGCACCACTTTTTTAGGTTTTCAATATTCTAAAGCAATATTATTTTTTCATAAATTAAAGGAAGCCACTAAAATCAGTGACTTCCTTTTTCATATAATAAGATCAGCAACCTTATTATTTTTGTAATGCTTTTTCACAGTTTTGTTTATTCAGTATTTCGTGGATCATCCGGTAACTTTTTCGCAGATCCCGTACTACAGTTTTTTCAGATAGCCCGAGACGGTCAGCTATTTCATAATTAAGCAAGTGCCGTATAAACCGCAGTTCCAGTATTTCCAGCTGGCGCGGGGTCAGCTTTACTTTCTCTATTACTTCCTGAAATTCTTCTTTGGTCGGTATATCGTCCAGTATATGACGAACTTTCAAGTTTGTACGGTTCATCGTTTCACCTGCTCGCTATTATTGCTCCTGCTACTGCTCCTCCGACAATTCCCCAGCCAAGCTTTTGGATCTGTTTTAGCCTACTTTTCTTTTGCTCCTGTTTTATTTGAGAGCTCAATGTCTCTAAGGATTTGTTTTGCTCTGCTATTGTCTTGTTGGAGTTCTTTAACAATTCCTGAACCTGTGTCAGCTCGTTCTTGCCCTTCTGATAGGATACGTTCTGCTCTTTGATTAGCTTCTGCAGCTCGTTCGAGTTCCTTTTCTGCTGCTCCAATATGTCCGACAGCTTTATCAAGCGACTTTCCGAGTTCTCGGTTATCTCCCATAACTCCATGAACTGTTCCCTGGACATCGTTATTGTTTCCGGTAGATCCTCCCGATTCGCCGCCGAACATATACCAGGCAATAACAGCAATAACAAGGACAGCAAAAATAATACTATACCGGTGATCATATATTTTCTCATACACGGTTAAACCTCCTGTTCCGTCTGCAGTTAATAATATAGTTTAAGAAAAAACCGCCTGCAAAACAAGAAGCGCCACAGCTCCAACTACGATTCCAAAAATACACGCTTTCCCGCATTGTTTATTACGGTATTTTTCAATACGGTTCTGAACGTTTACAGTGAAATCCTCAATATCTTCCGAAGCACTGCTGAGAAAATTTGTTAATCTGCCGATTTGTTCTAATAGCCATTCCATGATAAAACTCCTCCTTAATCAACAACTTCTAATAACATACTGTTTCCGTTATCCAGTATCCATCTTGATACTTCTTCACCGTCTGCGTTTTGCATCCTCAGGCATCCATATGTGGGAACCCAGCCCTGATACGGAGCAAACGGGTCAGCAAGGCCGCTGCCGCCACCATGTATATCACGATATCTGGAATCACCGGTATGGATATAAAAAGTTCCATATGCTGCACCCTGTTCTGCCGCTAAATCCATCCCCGGGTAATCTGCGCTTACCGTATAGTTTCCATTAGGCAGGGATTCTCTCTCCTGCCCAGCACCATTATAGCCAGGAACAATAGCGCTGCGGCATTCATAATCTTTTATTACCTGGCCTAAATCATCCATTGTGTATAGTCTCTGTTTTGATCTTATGTACTGTAATTGCATTTTCTTCTACCTCCATTCTTTCTATAGCCATTTTCAGCGCTTCATCCTTGCGCCAATCACCGCCAAATTTTATTCGTAAAGGGTCTAAACAGTTACGCATAGCCTTTAATACCTGAACTGCTTCATCTACCGTTAAAATCATTATGCGGTCTTCTTTCGGGTTGTTTTTCGTCTTCGTCAGATATGCCATTCCCATTACGGTCTACAAGCCTACGGCTTAATGCCAGCAGGCTTCCCAGAAGTGGAGCTCCGCATATAACCAGTATTATATCCTTTAGCTCCGGCAGCCCTGCCTTATTCAGCCAGAATGTGAAATATACCCAGGTTCCAATGTATAGCAATATCGTTCCGAAAAGCAGATACAGCGCTGCATAGATTGGCCACATATTACCGCTGGATATCGCTATATCCGGCAATTTTGACATACCTTTTTCCAGCCAGCCTTTTATTTTTACGAACACTTATTGCACCCCCTGTTTTCCACGTCCGGAGGATTCTGAGGTAACTGCAGGACCTTGTTGTAAATTTCGGTAATTGCGCCATTACCGCCAAGAGCTTTATAACTCCTATACATGTCCATTATGTTTTCCATATTGTAGATAGGTATAAATCTTTTCTCCTCTGATTTATGATAGATACTTATGATCTCAGTTCGGAGCAAACTTCTTATAGCATCGTCTCGTGCTACTTCCTGCTTGTTCCTTTCCTCGATCTCTGCCCGGTATTTAGCATACATTTTCCATAAAATACCCAGTAATCCGCTCTGCAGCAGCAGGCTTACTGTTGTACCTATATGAGTTTGTATATACTCCAAGATGCTCCACCCTTTCTGAATTAATTTGACTTTTGTAAACTTTGCGGTACAATGTTGGCGAACTACGAAAGCTAAATTTCTTCCCCTACACTAATACAATGTAGGGGTTATTTTTATGCTCCCAAACTTTTAGTAATCTGTAACATTCGGTGTTTTTTGATTAATTGATTGAGAATAAGAAATCTTTAAATACCCTCCATTCAAATTATATTCTGCGCCTACGTATAACGATAATTTATAAGTTTTGTTTGGTGTTACTCCGACATACCATTGATCATAGAAATTAAAACCCTCTGATCTATAACGCCACTCTTTTTGATTAGAAAGGTTTTTTATTTCTACAGTAACGTAATCATCATAACCCTCGCTAGATTCTGCATGACTGGAAATATATAATACAGTAACTCCATCAGGAATAGTTATTGATACTTCCTCATACAAGATGTCATTTGCTTCAATATTTTTGTTGATCAAGAAAGTTTCTTTTGTAGGCACAATAACTTCTAATTCTGCACCGATACTTACATTACCAGTTACTATTACATTCATTGGGTTACTTGTTAAATCCATTTTATATTCCTCCGTTTCTTCACAGAGAAATATTACATTTTTGCAGTTTTATTGAATAATTACAGGTATCGTTTTCCCTACTTGTGATTGCATCCACAATATTAGCGAAGAATCATTCGTTGGAAGTTCAATATAATAATATGTATTCCCTTCTACTGGGTTCAGTGTATAAGTAGAATTATTAATAGTAAGTTTTATTGTAGATTGACTTAATCCAATAGAAAATGATATCCATAATATATGTAGTAATATCATTTGACTACTAGGATCTACACTCTGACCAACAGCTAACGATGTAATCTTACTGCCTTTAAATATATTTGGCTCAATACTTCCATATACTTTGCCATCAGCAAATTCAGCACTACTATATCCATATTCCCATTGATTTCCACCGTAAGTATATTCACCAATCGTCAAACCTATTCCATCCAACTCTGCACTAACCGTAATATCCCCCGTGACTATTACTTTAATAGGGTTTTGAGTCAGATCAATTTCAGAATAAGTCTGTAAAGGCGAGCGTTGATGTCCCCCCCAGCAACACATTGGTTTTCACTATCTCCAACGCTATTCACTGCAATAATATCTTTGTTTTCCATTTTTAACCCTCCTGACAATAAATCTTTTCCAGTTTTTCTTCGCCTTTGTAACCGGTAATCAGTAAAGAAGTGCCTTTCTTCACTAAAATTGCATAAGGACATTGGCCATTCACACTAAAGTTATATTCCCCGGAATCAGGAAATGTTACTTTAGCATATTCTGCCATAGTCATTTTTAATGAATCGTTCTCGTTTTTAAGCGAATCGTTCTCGTTTTCCAGCATTTCGTACTTGCTTTTAGGTACGCCGCCAAGTAATTTTATCAACCAGTTAATCATTTTCTTCCTCCATTATCACGCCGATTTTTGCGTCACTCTCGAATACAGCTGCCATTCTGCCGTCCTCGGCCGTATACATTGAATAAGTACCCGTGATTTGCCATTGCGTAAATTTATATCCGCTGTTTGGCGTACACAGTAAAGTAATAGCTGCTCCATAATTGAATGTAAACGTTGTACCGCCATTTCCGTTTATCGTTATCACGCCATGAGCAGGCTGAACTACTGTAACCTTGAAGGTCTTTATAGTCGCCGCCGTAGCACTCACCGTAATATTGCCAGTCAACGTCCCGCCTGTAGTCGATAACGTGCCGGCATTGTAACCGGTATCCGCAGCAATAGAAACTGTATATTCCGTACCATAGGGCAAAGTGACCGAACTGGTATATTTATTTCCGTTCGCCGTTACCGTTATCGTTTGGTGGGCGGATTGTACGATACTTATTGTCAGATAACCGCTTATGGCAATAGCGTAAGTCTTACCGTCGGATTTCCTGTATATCCTTCCTGCAGTAGTACCGGCAGCGCCAACGGTACGCAAAGCAACAAAACATGTATTACCATCAACTTTCAGCTTTAGGTTAGGGCTTCCCGCTTCGGCTTCCGTTGAATAAATATCACATGAAACTGCCGCTTCTCCATTTTTCTTTATGTACAGCTTTTTGCTTAAAGTCGCCATGTTCACACCTCACTCTACATAAAGCTCTGAACCGTCAGGAAATACTAAGTGCCCAGAAGAATTAAAAACACCTGCATTTATATAGCTCAGAGAGTTCCAGTCAGTAGCACCATTGCCGAATTTCATTTTGAATGTATCTGTTTCTAACCCTATTTCACCTTTTGCTAAAGTCGGGTTTTTAGCTTGCCAATTTGCCGCCGTATCATTTCTGCATGACAAAGATTCGATATTCAATGTTACTTTAGCCATTCTTCACACCTCATGCATTACCGCAGTTTAGTATAAACGTATCAGAATTCTTCACATAGGATGCACCGTCAGACAAGCTTTCAACCTTAGTCTTTGCAATGTTGGTATTAAAGTTTGCCGTCGCCCGTTCATCTGTGTAATATAATTTGCTTCCCTCGGCGATATCGCTCGTAGTAAGCGTTACCGCGCCTGTTTTTCCGTTGACAGATAATACTGCTGCTGTTGCGCCTCTTAACTGTATCCAGTTATCTAAGACACTTGCCGGAGACTGCTTTAAGATAAAGCTTCCAGCTCCGTCTGTTCTAACTGCGACATCACCCGTTTGGGCTTCAAGCGCCAGCATTTCTTCCTCATTGTCTACTACATGCGGCTCAGTAATTGCAAGGGCAGGAAGAATAGATTCATCAAGTTTGCCGCTCTCATTCAGCATCGGCACATTACCTGCAGCTGAACCAACATTTTTAGTTGCCGCTGTGCCGATCCCGGTTATTTTACTCGTAGACAGATTCGGAATATCGCTTTCAGAAAGATTGGTTGCCGTTGTTACCCGTCCTTTGGCATCAACCGTAACTTTGGTATATGTACCTGCAGTAACACCGCTGTTTCCCAAATTTGCCTGTATGGCAACGGCTGCACTGCCGTCAAAAGAAGCAGAACCGCTAACATCACCGGAAAGCGTTATACTTCTGGCCGTTTTCAACTTCGTTGCTGCAGTTACCTCACTTACTGACATCGTACCGTCAGAAGCAACAACGACTTTATCTGTTCCGGCAGCCTGAGATTTTACGCCGCCTAAGGTACTTGTCGTAGCAGTAGGAAGATCATATTCATTACTGCTGGCGTAACTCAGCTCCTGCCACTTTGTTATACCATCACCAAACTTAAATTTTTTAGTGTCGATCTCTACGCCCATTTCACCTTTGGCTAATACTGGATTCTTACTGTTCCAATTTGCCGCCGTGTCATTTCTCATTTGCAGAGTTTCGACTTTTAATGTTTGCGCCATTATGCTTCGCCTCCACTTATAATTTTTATTTCAGTGTAGTCTCTGCCTACACAAAAATACTTACTGTTTTCTTCGTCCCAGCGGTAACAGGCATTACTGTTTATGTCTATATACAGCGCTGAAACGCTGCCGCGGTTTGGAAACTCATATACAGAAGAATATTGCTTTATACTGCTTCCATCCCGGACAGAAGGTATACTTATTTTTCCCTTTGCAGAACTTGCCCCTTGTAAAGTACCCTGTAGATTCATTAAAACGTCACCTCTTCTTCAAGTCTGAATTCATGTGGTGTTATTATCGTATCTACATACCCGTCAGATTTTTTCAGCTGCACATCATATACATAATTCCCATATTCCAGGTTTTCTGTATCTTCCGGCTGTATTTCAATTTTCCCTGAACTTGCATCCTTCTGTATCAGGATATCCCTCGTTTCGGTATTAGCCTTTACTGTAAAAGTGATCTCGTCACCTTCTGCCGGTGTATATTCATCACCATTGGCATCGGTTATAGTCAAAGTAAAGATCGCGCTGTCTCCTCGTGTTAGAAAAATTTTATTCTTAAATATCCTAAACATAGCGGCTTCTCCTTACTCTATCCAAAATTCCGAACCGTCTTTTAAAACAACATGCCCGGCACTGTTATAGACGGGGGCCCAATCGGTAACAGCGGTTTTCATACTCGCAGGGGTTATATAAGTTTCAGTGCTCTCGCCTGCCTCAGCCTGTTCATTAGTCGCCGGGGCTATCACACTTTTTCGCATAACATAACTGGCGCCGCTGTCAGTTACAGAACTTCCATCTGTTCCCCAAGTCGGCTCACTCGTCCCTACTACTACCGCTACAAGACCGGATTTCATAGACGGTGAATAAATTACCTGGCCTACTACCAGCTGTGTTTCCGGCTGCCAAAGCCTACTTACCAAAACCTGCATCAGCTGGTTCTGATTTTCAAGAAACGTCTGTATATCATCATCTGTAGTAGGGTTTTCATCTGATGGGTATCTGTTGTAATTAGAAAAATCCAAACACTTAGGTAAGCTCATTTTTTTGTGCTCTCCTTTCCTCTGCAGTCTCTTTTATAAAGCCCTGCCATGTGATATCTGCGGTAGTTGCTACCGCTGCACCCGTACTGTCGATAATTTTTATTACGCACGGCGTTTTTGATACGATCTGCGGGAAAATCCCCTTTCCATCCACAACCTGCACACTGTCTATCCTGACGCTAGTCGTGTAGTAATTCGGCGTTTTTATCGGCAATGTCAAACCGTCTTCCGGAATAACAAGATTCTCAAAATGCTCCTGCTGGTCAGGAACATCTATTATTGCCAGCAACTTATACAATACTGTTGCTGACCCGCTTTCCGGTGTTTCAAAGCGAATGTCTATTACATCCCCGCCTGAAACTTTTACTTTTGTCGAATACTGTTTGTACAGATTATCTTTTCCCCTGATTTTGTACATTAAATTAGAATAGCCACGGATATCATACTTCAACCAAAAATTGCCGCTGGCTGGCGCCGTAAAGGATGTCGCAAGATAGAATGACGAAAATGTTCCGTCCCAATGATTTACGTTTTTACCCTGCCAGAAATGATTTGTTTTACTTTTCCAATAGGCGCTGGTCTGATTAGAATGAATCGTTCCGTCTTCTGCTATGCTGCCGTCAGTTTCTATCTCGCCCCAGTTATTTTCCGAAAAATCTTTGGTATAAAGAACGTTTTCTTCTAACGGCTCACCAAAATCTACAACGCAGGCAGCGTAATTTTTACTTTCCTGTCCGGCATTATCTACTGCCTTTATCATTATGGTATGTTCGCCCTGTCTTACTGTAGATGTTTCGTAAGGCTGAGTTACAACTAACCCTTCCTGGACTAAATAACCATTTTCCCAGTTCGGCGTAGTACCCTGAATGTACTTAAACTTAAATCCTGCAATATCGTTAGGCTCAGGATATTCAAAACTCCAATTATAACGCCTGGTCCCGTTGGCCAGTACCTCGGTATCTAGGCTGATTACATCCGGAGGCTTTTTATCTTCCACTATCGGGATCGGACCGTAAATAACGCCGCTGGATTTTGTTATTCCCAGTACCGTAACAACTTTGAGCCAGTATTCGGTATTAGCTGTCATATCAGTTTCGATTTGTGAAGCACTGATTTGTGACTGTAAAACATTGTAGGTATTACCGCCATCAGAAGATATCAGCACCGTAAACCTGCCGCCGTTACTGGGTATGTTCCAAGAGGCATACAGCCTTGATACCCGCCGCCCGTCTTCTGTAACATACGTTATCTGCGAAGCATTCAGCCCTGTAACGTTTTGGGCTGTTTGGCTCGGTGTCGCATACTGGATAGGAGGGATCTCATAATCTTCGTTATAAAGATTCTCATTATACTCGATGCACTCTATCTTTCTTGTGAAATCCAGCTCTCTGGTTATCGACTTAACGACAAACGGCTTACTTCCCACATTCGCCAGCGCAAGGTCAAAAATATCATCGACCTGAGGCGGATCATCTTCCGCAAACGGTGTCAGTACATACACCTGGCACCAGCCATTCTCATTTCTTTCGATCTCCACGGCACTTGAATAAAGGTTATCATTGACGGTTCGGTACATGATCCGATATGAACCTTCTGTACTATCGAGTTCTACCGGCAGTAACAGCGATCTTCCGCTTATCGCATAAATACGCCCGCTTTTCGCCCATTTTGGAACATCATGTGCGACCAGGATAACGTCCCCCAGCGTACAGGCTATTGCGTCAACATTCGCCTGAAAGCTTATCGTCCTTAACTGATATTTATTGCAATAAAGCTGATATACACCTTCCCTGTACGCCTGTTCGTAACTCGTTATTCCATCATAGGTGATTTGCGCCGCCTTTTCTTCTTCCTCCTTATCATACGTATCGCTGTAGATACAAACCGTCTGCCGGGAATAGTCGCTTGCCGCATCGGTATAGGTTACTTCTACAAGGTTAGCACGATCTGAGGTCTGCAAAAATTCTTCCTGAAAGCTGCCGCTTATAATATTGCCCATTCCAAACATCTGTACCGGCTGTTTTACGCAATCCCATACACACCCGTATCGGGTGCCAAAGCGCACTACCATGCCACGGCCGACATTTGCGATTTTCTGATTGATAACTTCCAGCATATCACCAGCCTGGTTGATTTCGATGTTGATTTTGAAGTTTTTGCTGTCGCAGAAATCAGCCCATTCCTTAAACTGGTCATACAGCATGAGCTCTTTCTTTACGCCTCTTACCTCATATTCAAAAAGCAATGTATTCACGTTATAAAGCTGGCTTGCCATATGGATCATGTCATAACATGCCCACGCCGGATTATCAGAAGCTTTTTGTTCGTATATCTCGGTATACGGATTCCATACCAATACATACTCACGGGTTTTTAAGAAGCTTACCGTCGGACTGCCGCTGATCTGGTCAGTTGCCAGGGCTTTTATTCCGACAAGGGCTATATTGGGATAAGAAAAATCATCGTAGACTATGGATGTCACACTGCTCCAATAACACCTTACGGAAGCACGGCTGTTCGTAACCTCATGGCTCCGAGCAATCACCTTCATTTTGACTTCATATTCACCGGAAGGCAGATTGTCTACCCGCCATTCTCGCCTGAGCGCCGAAGACTGGCTGCCGTTGACCCTTTCACCGATAAACTGCGTCCAGTCTGTTTCCCCTTTCTTTCTGTAAAGACCCTGCAGTTCTACCCACGCATTACCCAACGAACCATTATCTTCTGCATAGTATAAACCGCTCGAAAACTCAACTTTTGCAATAATGCCTTCCGTAGCATTCCCCTGAGCGGAATCAATTCGCTCTGTTTCCAAAAGTTGATAGCCGAGTGATTTTGTAAAGTAGGTATCGTTAAAGTTACTGATTATCGGCTGATTATTTACGCCCTCTCTGGTCTCTAAAGTCATTCCTTCGTAATACTCTACCGGATTATCATTTACTAAAACATTAGAGATAGTGAGCGGGCCTTCACCTGCAGCAATAAGCCAGTTAAGATATTCCTTATCGCTTGCTATGCTCACAAATTTTGATATTGTCTGACCAGCACTTTTTACTGTGCCGTAGGTGATTGCTATGGCATTATTCTGCCCTTCCATCGTTTGAACGTCGCTCCACGAATACGTCGGGTTATTTTCATAGCTGCCATATGCTCCCAGGTCAGAAGTACCATAAAAGGTTCTTCCTATAAGCGAAGAACCTATGAACATTACCGCTGCTGCTGACAAATAGCCGATTGTCGTCCAACCTGCAGTTGCCCCGAGAGCAGACCAACCAACACCACTTACTAATCCACCAACACCAAATGATACAACAGACAGGGCAACAGCAGCTATAACGCCTAAAACTTTACCGCCGCCTTTAGCTATTACAGGGAATAATACGACAAAATCACCAGAGCGAACTTTCGTTCTCCCCTCTACCATATAACCATTTATCGTTGCCTGCAGTTCCACACCTTCTATAGCGTACTGCTTTAAAAGCTCTTCTATAGAAGTACCTTCACATTCTATTAGCTTTACTATTCTGCCCTCTGCAGGAGCGAAAGGATTTTTAACGATTACCAGCCTTACCATTACGATCTCCTATATATTCATAAAACCCGACAATCACTTTACGCCATGCCGGAGATTCAATGTGATCTATACATACACCTATATTTTCCCTGATATGGATAAATTTGCCGTTACCGATATAACATCCTGTATGATTGACGATTCCAGGCGGCGCGCCAAAACGAATAGCGATAACACAAGGAGCTGATATTTCACCTTTACTTACTTCACGCCATACGCTTGTTTTGACAGCCTCTGTACAAATTAAGGAATTTATTTTCTCCACGTCGTCAAAATCAGCCGTGAACTCTGGCAAGTCTATTCCGAACCGCCGATATACTTCCATTACCAAACCATAACAATCTACGCCGCTTGTTATGTCCCTGCCTCGATTTTTAAACTGTACCCCAATTAGATCGGCGTAATTTATTGTTTTATCCATTGATGTACACCCCTTTCTGGTCAATACCCGGGAAGCCGCCAAAACGTTGGCTGTTGTTGCGCTCCCGGCAGTCCTGCAGAGTATGGTTACATGTTTTCAGTTCGCTTGTCGCTCCACAACGAAGCCCCTTATATTTAAAGGGACAGTTATTTTTCATATACCTGTTTAAAGGACGACGTGTTTTGGAACTGTAGCCGCTGCCTAATGTAAATGTTATGTACTGCTGATTGACAGTGCATTTCTGAACTACATAGTGTTCTTCTACTTCCGCTGTAGCCTCGTCCAATGCTTTACTGTTTACCACGCGTACAATGACTTCCGTATTATTTCCGCCACCAGCTTCTTCGACATAATACTGCAAAGCCTGGGATACATTATCTACCTGAATCTCCAAGTTTGGATCGCTGCCGGTACTGTCTTCGCCTACTTCACCTAACGAGAACGGAAAAGCCTGATACAAATTACCATTCCAAATTACGTCCTCGATGTTATAACAAATGCGTATCGGTTCTTCAAAGCAAATATCCAAAAGTATGATAAAGGCGCTGTCTGTAGACAGCTTATTTTTTTCTGCTTTAGCAATAGCTGACAAACTGAGCATCTCACACCTCCGTCAGCTCTAAGGTTATGGTCCAATAATCTAAAGTGCTGAGTTCAACATTACTGACATTGGTTATCCGAACCTCTATTTCTTTATTCGTCGCAGGATTCGTCCAGGTAAAACTCTGCGCCGAATACTTGACTTTTTTCGTTATAAACTCATAAAGAATCTCATATTCATCTTGCGGCAGAGAATTCCATTTCAAAGTATATTTTGCCCTGCTGCGTGTAAATTTGACCCGTGATTGCATACTGCCGTCTTCAAAATTACTACGCAGTGAATTATCCTCTACTTCCATACCTATCGGATAACTCGGAGCCCGTATTTCCGGAAACGTGATCACGAATTAGCCACCCCCTTCAAGAGTGTTTTAATACCGCCTCTATTAGTGCTTATAGCTTTTATAAGTATGCCTATAACATAACTTTCGCCATCCCAAGTAGTTGATGTCTGCCGTGCTTCGAGTGGAGTACCACTTTCATTGATAAGTTCTACTTTGATGTTGATATTATTGCTGTCGCTCCGGCTTTCGCCGCTGAACATTGCTTTTGTTTGCGCTGCGGTGTATACCCGCCCCGGCGTGCTAAAATCAACCACTTCCGGGCCTTCTTCTCCAACCAGATATAGTCCGGGAGAAGAATAACCGCCTTTAGCTCTTGTTCCTCCACCTATCTTTAAAGTGCTGGAAGGTACACTGGAAACTATGGTCCCGCCAAAATCCTGATATCTTATACCATTAGCAGCCGTTTTTATATTATTGGCGCCACCGATACCGAACATACTCATAATGGCATTCATAACCAAACCCTGCATTATGACTTTCATCATCATATTGAGAATGTCGTTAGTAAGGTTTTTAAACAATTCTTTAGATGCCTCGGAGAAAGACTGCTGTTCGGTGATCATATTCTGACCAAAGCTTTCAAACTCTCCGATAATGCTGTCAAAGCCATCTACATAAGTTTGGTAAAAATCTGCCTGATAGTTTTTTACCACGTCCAAAGCATTTTCCCATGAAGCCGCCATATCTGAAGCTTGTGCCTCAACAAGATCCTGACTTGCCGCTGCATATTCCTGCTGGATACGAAGCATTTCTTCCTGCGTCAGCTTATCGCTTTCCAACATCTTCGCTAACTGCTGTTTATAGTTTTCCAGCTCTGCCATACGCATAGCGTCAATATTGCTGTAGTAATCTCCGTAACTGTCTTCCAACGCCTGCAGGCGTTCCATTTCCATGTTATGACTTTCAGTTACCCAGTCACGATTATTCTGAGCTTCTTTCAGTTCCCGATACTTATTTATCTTTTCCTGAACAGCACCTATTTCTGCAGCATCTACACCAGCTACTTTTGCCCGTTCAACAGTCGAATTCATTTCTTCGATCTGCGCTTCGAGTTTAGCTTGTGCTATTTCCAGTGGGGACTGCGTAAGCTCGGCTATATCGACATCCAGATCTTTAGTGAGTTCATCTATTTTAGTTTTCCACTTTGTAAGCTCTTTCAGTGCCTTGTCTGCCGCCGCTTTAGCCTTCTTATCTTCTTTCTCAGCGGATTTATCGCCAAAATCTTTCAGTGTTAATCTCTTGGCTTCTTCCATTGCTTCTTTTAATGCCGCATCGGGATCATAAGTCCATTTCGCCGCTTTTACGGCGTTTTCTGTCATAGCCCTCGGATTGAAATAAGGATTTTCTATTAAGTCCCAATCATCACTTTCACCCTGAGACAAATATTTATTATCTGCTGTGTTCGACAATGCGAGCTCGTATCTATGCAATACATCATCCAGAGATAAACCATTCATCCCTGCATAAATACCAA